GTGAATCTGAACTTGTATCAACGTTTGGAAAACCAGATAGCTCTAATTTTGAGAGTTATTTTAGTGCTTCAAACTTTTTACAATATTCAAATAACTTGAAAGTAGTTCGTGTACAGAATTCATCTGTATCAAACGCAACTGAAAGTGGTAGTTCGTTTGTAATAAAAAATACTACTGATTACCAAAACAACTATGCTGACGGTTCTGCTTCTGTAGGAATGTGGGCTAGTAGAACAGCTGGAGTATGGGGAAACAATTTAAGTGTTTCTTCTTGTCCATCTGCTACTGCTTACGAAGAAGTTAACAAGACAACTGTTTCAGACGCTTCAACAAGTGTCGGAGATACTGTTGTAACTGTTGCTTCATCTACAGGAATAAGTGCTGGAGATATAGTTAACTTTGGTGATGAATATGAATATAGAGTTATTAGTATTGCTACTAATGACTTGAACATTGTACGAAAAGAAGAACCTTCTTACTATGGCACAACTGACTCATCTGGATTACAAGCGACAATTACAAATGGCGCTCAAGTAAGACGAAGATGGAGATATTATGATTTATTTAACAAAGCACCAGGAACATCTGCTTACTCTCAACAAAGAGGTGGTAGTAATGACGAAATGCATATTGCAATCGTTGACGAAGATGGTGGAATTAATGGCGTTAAAGGCGAAGTACTAGAAAAATTTGAAGCAGTTTCAAAAGCTTCAGACGGTAAATCACCTCAAGGCGACACTAATTACTATTCAGACGTACTTTACAATTCAAGTAATTACGTTTATTGGATGGACCACAATGCTTCGGGTTCAAATTGGGGCACAGCAGCAGCTGGAACTACATTTACAGACGTAGCGTCTGTTAGTGATGTATCATTAATAAATGGTGCAGACGGTACTTCTGCTACAACTGCTCAAATTAAATCTGCTTATGAAAAATACCAAGACGCTGAAACAACAGAAGTTGGTCTTTTAATAGCAGGGGCTGGTGACGCAACACATATAGATAACTTAATTACAATCGCTGAGAAAAGAAAAGACGTAGTAGTTTTTGCTTCTCCAGAGAGAAGTGATGTAGTTAATGTGTCAAATTCAAATACACAAAAAGATAATGTTGTAAATTTCTTTAACGGAGTTGCTTCATCTTCTTATGTGTTCTTTGATAGTGGATACAAATATATGTACGATAGATATAATGATGTCTATAGATATGTTCCTTTAAACGGAGATATGGCAGGACTAGCGGCAAGAACTGATATGGTTGCTGACGCTTGGTATTCACCTGCAGGTTTAAATAGAGGTATCGTTAGAGGTGCAGTTAAACTAGCATTTAATCCAACTCAATCTCAAAGAGATGAATTATACAGAGCAAGAGTAAATCCTGTGACTACGTTCCCAGGACAAGGAACTGTATTGTTCGGAGATAAAACTGGATTGAAAACACCTAGTGCATTTGATAGAGTCAATGTCAGAAGATTGTTCATTATTTTAGAAAAGGCAATTTCAACTGCTTCTAAAGTCCAACTATTTGAATTCAATGATGAATTCACTAGAGCTGGTTTTAGAAATATGGTAGAACCTTTTTTAAGAGAAGTACAAGGACGAAGAGGGATTACAGACTACCTAGTAGTTTGTGATGAAACTAACAACACAGGCGAAGTAGTGGATAGAAATGAATTTGTTGCTGAAATATTTGTAAAACCAGCAAGAAGTATCAACTTTATCTCATTGCAATTCGTTGCAACAAGAACAGGCGTTTCTTTTGAAGAAGTCGCAAGTTAATTTAGGGGAGAAATAAAACAATGGCAAACATAAATGATTTCAAAGCTAAACTATCGGGCGGTGGGGCAAGAAGTAACCAATACAAAGTGGTTATGCCTTTTCCTGGATACGCTCAAGTTGGTGGAGAAATAGAAGACCTAGCATTTTTATGTCAAGGTGCTGAATTGCCTGGTATGGCAGTAGCAGCAATTGAAGTTCCTTTTAGAGGAAGAGCAATAAAAATCGCTGGAGATAGAAGTATAGCGAATTGGACAATCAAAGTAATAAATGATACCAATTTCAAATTGCGTAATGCATTTGAAAGATGGATGAACGGTATAAACAATATGACTGATAACGAAGGATTAACAAATCCTGTAGACTATCAAGTTGACGCATTTGTAGACCAGTTGGACAGAAACGGAAATACTATTAAGTCATACACTTTAAGAGGTGTATTTCCTATAAGTATTAACGCAATTGCCCTGGATTACACGGCTAAAGCTGATTTATCAGAAACAAGTGTAGAATTAGCGTTCCAATACTTTGAAAGTAACACAACTACTTAAAAACTACTATAAATAGTAGTGATATTTTAAGGAGATAAATTATGGCTGAATTATTTGGATTTTCTATAACTCGGGTTAAAAAACCTACAGATCCAAAACAAGCATTTACACAACCACAAGCGGATGATGGAACACAAACCATCGCCGCTGGTGGGTACTATGGTCAATACTTGGATATGGAAGGTCAGACAAAGACTGAACACGACCTTATCAGACGTTATAGAGAAATAGCATTGCATCCTGAATGCGATATGGCTATTGAGGATATTATCAACGAGTCAATTGTTGCTAATGAACTCAAAGACGCAATAAGATTAAACCTAGATAACTTACCATTCGGTAAGGATGTTAGAAGAAAAATAGAAGACGAGTTTAAAGAAGTATTAAGGTTGATGACCTTTAATACAAAAGGTCACGATATCTTTAGAAGATGGTACGTGGACGGTAGATTATATTATCATAAAGTAATTGATAGAGAATCTACAAGAAAGGGTATTACAGAATTAAGATACATAGACCCTAGAAAAATTAAAAAGATTAGAGAAGTAAGAAAAAGAAGACCAGATGGACCTACTCCATATGGATTAAATGTAGTTGATGACGTTAAAGAATACTTTTTATATAATGAAAAAGGAGTTTCAAATACTACATCAGGTGGAATTAAAATTGCTGTTGACGCAATAGCATTTTGTCCTAGTGGAATGATAGACCAAAATAAAAATATGGTTCTATCTTATTTACATAAGGCAATTAAACCTGTTAATCAATTACGTATGATTGAGGACGCAAGTGTTATTTACAGAATAGCAAGAGCGCCTGAAAGACGTATATTTAAAATTGATGTTGGTAATTTACCGAAGATAAAAGCAGAACAATACTTACGTGATGTTATGGCAAGATATAGAAACAAACTTGTCTATGACGCAAACACAGGTGAGATACGTGATGACAGAAACTATATGTCAATGCTTGAAGACTTTTGGTTACCAAGTAGAGATGGAGGAAGAGGAACAGATATTACTACTTTACCAGGTGGACAACAACTTGGTGAAATGGGAGATATAGAATACTTTAGAAGTAAATTATATCGTTCTTTAAATGTTCCTGCTAGTAGATTAGAAGCGTCAACTGGATTTAATCTAGGACGTTCAACTGAAATTACTAGAGATGAACTTAAATTTACAAAATTTGTTCAAAGATTAAGAAAGAAATTTACTGAAATATTTAATGATATATTAAGAACTCAATTAGTTTTAAAAGCCGTTATTACGGATGAAGATTGGCATATTGTAAGAGATTTTTTACAATATGACTTTTTACAAGATGGACATTTTGCTGAACTAAAAGATTCTGAATTATTATTAGAAAGAATAAGACTTGCTGATTCAGTAAGAGATTACGTTGGTAAGTATTTTTCAGTAGAGTACGTAAGAAAAAGAATTTTACGTCAAAATGATAGGGAGATTGAAGATATAAACAATCAGATTAGAAAAGAAGTTAAAGATGGTGTAATTGCAGACCCTATGCAACAATACACAGCAAATAAAGATACTATAGAAGGAGATATGTAATGGCAGACGCAAGTATACCAAGCAAGACAGCGGAGTTTATTGATAAATTGCAACAAGGAAAAAATGCAGACGCAGGAGAGGCATTTAAGGATGCTTTAAGAGATAAAGTAGCAAGTGCTCTTGAAAAACAAAGAGTAGATGTTGCAGGTAAAGTTTTTAAAGGAATAGAACCTGAAACATTTAGTGCCCCTAAACCAGCGGTAACTGAACCTAGTGCAAGAACTGATAAAATTATGGATACAGATGGAAAAGAAATTGCTTTTGAACCGACTAAAGAGCCGAGTCCAACAGCACCAGAACCTGTCGCACCAGAGATGGCGCCAGGACACGAAACACCACCAGACGCAGGTGTATAGAAATGGATACGAATTTACTTTTTACAAGTAAGATAGTTGAAGATAGTAAGTATCTTGACTCTAAAAGTTATGGAGATTTATCTCCTAAAATGAAAATAGCAGTACAAGATACTTTCAATCTAATTGAAAAAACGTCTGGAGATGTGATAAGCAGATTTGAAAATTCAGTAGATAAAGTTGTTGCTTGTCATAAAATAAATAAAGAAGAATTATATCAATATTTTGATAACGAAATAAACGAACAATTAGGAGAGTAATATGGCGTGGGTAGATGTACCAGGATCAAATAGTGTTTGGCAATATGAAAATACTGCCACAGGTTCTAATACTTATTCAAGTGCTCCTGGAACATATTCAGGTGGCATAAGAACTTTTACTCAACCTGGAACTAGCGTAGCAACAAAAGTTTATGCTAGATGTAGAAAAAAAGGGGAAACAGTAGAGCGTGGTGAATTATCTAAAGATTTTTATGACGCAACACATTTAGGATTCTAATGGCAGATACAGTTACAACACAAACAATAGCAGATACATCTGGAGTTAAGTACGTAATTAAAATGACTAACTTTTCAGACGGTTCTGGAGAAACAAACGTACAAAAAATAGACGCTTCAGCGACTACTTTTATGAGTGAAGATGGAGAAAGACGTATAGCAAGAGTGTACTATTCAGTTAATGTATCAGACGCAAAATCTGGAGTAGAATTGATATGGGACGGCGCTACAAGTGCTACTGCTTTATTTTTATCAGGACAAGGAACAATAGATTTAAGAACTGATGGAAACTCATTTAAAAATGACGCAACTACACCAACAGGTGATGTAATGTTAAGTACAAAGAACTTTGCAAACGGTGATAACTATTCAATAATCGTTGAATTTAGATAAGAATTCTTATAAATAGTAAGAGAGAGAACTATGAAACTAATAACCGAAGAAGCTGCTCAGTCGCAATTTATAGTAGAAGAGATTGGTGGCAAAAAGAATTACAAAATCAAAGGTGTCTTTTTACAAGCAGATATCAAAAATAGGAATGGCAGAGTCTATCCTAAAGAGATATTGCAAAAAGAAGTTTCAAGATACAATAGAGAATTTATCAATAAAAGACGTGCATTTGGCGAGTTAGGACATCCTGATGGACCAGTTGTAAATCTTGAAAGAGTAAGTCATATGATAACAGACTTACATCCCGACGGATCAAACTTTGTTGGTGAAGCAAAAGTGATGGACACACCCTATGGTAAGATTGTTAAAAATCTTATCAACGAAGGTGCTCAATTAGGAGTATCTTCAAGAGGTATG